TTCCGATACAGGCCGACCGCAGGGATACGGCCGCATCGATGAGGCTTGTCATGGACCGCATCAAAAATCATCGGTATGACGAGTTCCGCGTGGACACCGCCCTGCTCGAATACGAACTGTTCAACGGTTTCATGGGCTTCGACAACGGTGGCGTGCATGAGAATGGTCTCGCGTTGAAGATGAGGCTCAAAGCATGACCGCGCGTGGAGATGACCGCAAACTCATGCATTGGATAGCCTCGCACGGCTACACGGTGGTACGCGCCGGCAGCGGCCACTGGAAGATATTCGATGACGGCGTGCTGCTCACGGCGACGAGCGGCACGCCCTCGGACTGGCGAAGCCGCCACAACTTCATACGAGATTTAAGGAGACGAACATGTTCAATCTAGCATCGAAGATTCGGCACTGCTGCCCCCTCTACGGATGTGTCCCGCTCATATTCGAATGGAGAGGCCGCTACATGTTTTTCTGCACCCACTTGGAAGCCCCTTATGCCGATACGAGAGAGGAAGCATGGGATAAGTGGTGCGGGATGGTTGAGAACATTTGGGAAAGGGACAGGAATTGACATCCTCCCCCGCATGAATGCGGGGGATTCCCGAATCTCACGGTTCGGGTTTCTGTTCGCCACGACAAGACAAGAAGGGAGGGGACGCTAATGCGAGACCCTGGTTCCGGTTCTGCCGTCCTTGCAGACGCTGACCGCAAGCCCTGCGGCGAGGATGTTTTCGGCTGCGTTCAAATCCCTGTCATGGATTGTTCCGCAGTCCGGGCACGTCCATGCCCTGACTTTGAGGCCGGACATGCCCTTCGGCCCGGTCTTCGCCCCGCAGTGGGAGCAGATTTGCGTGCTCGGATAATACCTGTCGATGGTTATGAGCTGTCGCCCGTACCATTCGGCCTTGTATTCGAGCATTCGACGGAATTCCGACCATCCGGCGTCCATGATGCTTCCGTTCAGCCCGTTTTTCGCGGACTGGCCGTTGGGGAGCCAATGGTTCGGATTGTCCGGGTCGGGTTTCGGCGCGCATCGTTTGGCCATGTTCTTCACGTTGAGGTCTTCGAGTACCACCGTTTGGTTCTCGCGGATTATCCTCGTGCTCAACTTGTGGAGGAAGTCACGGCGCATGTCCGTGATTCTGGCGTAGGTGCGGGCCACCTTGAGGGCGGCTTTCCGACGATTGTTGCTGCCTTTGGTTTTGCGGGACAACGCCCGTTGCTCCCGTTCCAACCGTTCGGCGAGTTTCTTGTAGTGGCGGGGGGTGGCTATGGGCTCCCCGTCGCTGGGAAAGGGGTGGCGGTCCACTCCCCAGTCGATTCCGATGGCATGCTTTCGCGTGGGAAGAGTCTGGATGGCCTCCTCCACGAGAATGCTGACGTGCCATCGTCCGGCGGCGTCCAAGCTTACGGTCACGGTGCTCGGCTCCGTCTTGCGGGGCAGTGTTCTGGACCATCGTATCGGCAATGGTCCGCGCATCTTGGCGAGCGTGAGTTCGTTGCGCTTGGCGTCCCATTTGAACGCGCTTCGAGTGTATTCGGCGCTTCCGCCGTGGGATTTTGCCTTGAACCTCGGATAGTCGCCGGTCTGCTTGAAGAAGCTGGAGAACGCCGTCTGCAAGTGCCTCAACGCCTGTTGCAGCGGCACGCAGGACACTTCGTTCATGTACGAGTATTCAGCCGTTTTCTTCCATTGGGTGAGCATGGCGCTGGTCTGGACGTAGGTGATGCTCCTGTGTTCCACGGTCCATGCGGTGGAGCGGGCTTCCAACGCGAGATTGTAGACCTTTCGGCAGCAGCCGACCGTGCGCCTGAGCAGTTGCTCCTGCTCGGGCGTCGGGTAGAAGCGGAACCTGTACGCCCGCTTGCACGCCTGCCTTCTGACCATGTTTCACATTATATCATAATAATCTGTGAAAGGAGGACGGTTTGCTTCCTCCCCGCCCTAAAGGACGGGGTCTCCGCAAACCAAAAACGATGACCTGGATCATACGAAATTCTGGAAGGCAGTAGCCGAGAACCGCAGTGAGAACGCGGTCGCTGCCCTCGAAACCATGATTGAGGAGACGGAATGAGTCTGGTGAGTTTAGATTTCAGGAAAGTGGTATAACGATGGCCCGCAAAGGATACATCCAGCTTGTCAACGGCTTCTACATGAATCGCAAGGTGCGAAAACTCAGGCACACATGCCCGAGCGCGATAGGCGCGTTCACGATGATGCTTACCTTCTGCGGAGATAATCTTTCAGACGGTCATATCAGTGAAGATGATGCGCTTTACGTGCTGGATATCACCGATTCAGAACTTGAAGCACTATGCAATGTCGGCATGATCGAACCGGACGGGAACAACGGGTACTACATTCACGATTATCTTATGCATAATCGTAGTCGCGAACAGGTGCAAAAGAAGCGCGAAAGCAATGCTGAAAATTACCAAAAAAATAAGAACGAGGTGAAAACCTCCGATTCAGATGCGATTCAGCCGTCTGAAAGTCATCTGAATCGGGACAAACACCAGAACACCAGAACACCAGAACACCAGAATGAATTATCTAAAGATAATTCAACTCCCCCTACCCCCTCAAAGCCTGACTTCGATGGACTGCTCGACAGTCTTGAGCGTATTTACCCGACGAACAGGTTCGACGGGAAGACCTCTCAGGCTCGAATGCAGTTGGAAATCGAATGGCCCAAGATCGTGAAAGCCGCCGGCGAGGCTGACCCGTGCGAGTTTCTTGAAGCCAAAACCCGAGCGTATGTCGGGGCCACCGAGGAACGGTTCGTGAAGACGTTCAGCCGGTTCATCGGCGGGGAACTGTACGCACGCAACTGGGAGAAACCCAAACCGGAGACCCCAAGGGCCCGGCAAGTCCAGCCGGTCAAGTCCCGCAGCCAGCAGAATCTCGAAGCGAACATGGCGAAAACCTGGCAGTACATGACCGAGGAGGAGCGTGCCCGATACTCGCAGGGAGGTCTCAATGCTCAGCAAGGGTGAGGCGGCGGCGTTGTTGTCGCTGATTAACGCGCATCACGGCAACGCTCAGTGGGATGATGTTCAGCTTGACGCTTTTTATTCGGAACTGCGTTCGGATATCACGGCGGTAGAGGCGCGTGAGGCCGTTCGACGCTTCTACGCGGACAACAGCACGGGTCGCTGGTGTGGTTCCGGCGACATCAACGGCATCGTCCGCAAGCTGCGCAACGGTGCGAAACCGTCCGAAGCGCAGATAGGCCGGGAGTGCGAACGTCTGGGACTGGTGGAAGATCAGGCGTGGTTGTATCGCCGGCAGCGCATGATGGGCCGTTCCCCGGACGAGTCTCGACAGGTGGCGTTGGCCGCGCGTGACCCGCTGCGCTTGCCGCCCGCGAAACCCAAGCGCAGGCGTGAGGGTGGTGGTTTCAATCCGGGTTTGGGCGTGGCGTTGGACGAGGTTCTGGCGACACGCCGTCCGGCTGAATCATGACCGGTTTGATGGCATAATTGGGAGTTGCTGACACGTCCGAGACCTTCAAAAAAACCGAAGGTCAAGGTCACTATTGTCTTTTTCCACTGAAAACACGAGGCTCTGCCGCTACCACGGTTGCTGGCGGGATATCGTCACCGACGCGCCGTCCATGCTCATCGGACATGGCGTCGAACCGAATCTGAATCTCCTGTGCGACAAGCACGCCAGCCAGTTGACCGGCGACCTGCGATGGTTGGACCACAGTCTGCCCGACCTGTGCGAGTATCGCATCAACCGCGCCTACGGGCACAAGAACGGTGGCGGCGGTCAATCCGGCACCGCTCCCGCACCGTTGCGCGAAGCCCTGCATGATCTGCTGTACGCGGACGATGACCACGGTTATCCGGGGTTGCAAGGCACGTTGTACGAGTGGATGCGCAGTCTGAAAATCAATCTGCCCGAGTCCACGCCACTGTCGGACATGGTTTACCGTATCGCCAATCATCCGAAACTCGTGGAGCATTCCAGCACGCCCGTGTACGCGGAACTGGTGCACAGTCTGACGCGCAAGCTGCGTTGTTTTCTCACGGACGATGACGGGGAAACCGTATTGTACGGGCCATGCCCCGCCAACGGGTGCTTGGGCCAGCTCTCCTGCTACGCGGACGCGGAGACGGCGAAATGCCCGAAATGCGGTTTCAGTATGCCGGTCGCCCTTATCAGGGCGGAACGGGTGAAACGTCTCCTCCAATCGGAGGCGGTGAGAACCCGTGGCGAACTGTTGGACATCATCAAGGCGTGCGGGATGCGCGTGAACCGCAGCACTTTGCGTAGTTGGATACATCGAGGCCAGTTGCCCCAGCAGGGCGAGGATGCGTACAGCAATCCGCTTTACCGGTTCAGTGATTTCTACCGTCTCGCGTCCGGCTTGTCGGAGGATGCGGACGTGTGGGAGATCATGCAGGTTTCGCAAAACCAATCCAAGGAAGGAGACGACAAGTGAGCAATCAGATTCAACCATTTGACTTCAACGGCATTCAGGTGCGTGTCCTAACCGATGAACACGGCAACCCGTGGTTCCTTGGAGCGGACGTATGCGCCATTCTCGGTACGGCCACCAACCATATTCGGGAATACCTCGATGCCGATGAAATCACCAATATCCGTAGTACGGATATTGCCCAGAACGGCGGCAAGGCACCCGTTTTCGTGTCCGAGTCCGGCTTGTACTCCCTCGTGTTACGCAGCCGCAAGCCCGAAGCCCGCGAGTTCAAACGCTGGGTGACGCATGAGGTGCTGCCATCGATTCGCAGGCATGGTGCGTACATGACCGAATCGACTTTGGAAAAGGCAGTCACCGAACCCGACTTCCTTATCCGACTTGCCACACAAATCAAACAGGAGCGGGCGGAAAAGGAGAAGGCCCAAGCACAGGTCGAACGGATGCGTCCCAAGGCATTGTTCGCTGACGCTGTGGAAACCTCGAAGACCAGCATCCTTGTGGGCGACTTGGCGAAAGTCCTGAAAGGCAATGGCGTGGATATTGGCGGCACTCGCTTGTTCGCGTGGCTGAGGGACAACGGATGGCTGATGAAAACCGGCAGCTCTCGCAACATGCCCACGCAGAAATCTATGGAATTGGGCTTGTTCGAGATCAAGGAAACCACCGTGGTTCACTCGGACGGTCACACGACCATCAACAAGACGCCGAAAGTCACGGGCAAAGGTCAGACGTTCTTCGTCAACAAGTTCCTCGGACACAGGGAGATTACTCAATGAGCATCAATCTTGGTACCACGGAAGTGGAATTGAGCTTGTACTCCAAGGCGCTTCAACTAGCCACGTTCACCGTGGAAGTCCCGGTGGTGGGCGAACTGGAACCGGGCAGCGTGTTTATAGGTGACGACATGCGACCATGCGCGCACGTGACCGTGATGCCGCCGCCCGACGGTTCCGTCGAAAAGGCCGTTGGAGCCGGTGTTGAAGCGTTTCAGAAGGCGTTCAACGAGTCGATGGAATCGAGGGGCATGTGAACCGGCTGAAACGACTGTTGCACTTGGAGGAGCCGGAACCGGTCGAAAAACCGGAACCTGAACCACCGGTAGTGGAACCATGCCCCATCTGCGGACTCGTACCCAAACTGAAGCATGTGTGCGTCACCCGCAACTACCGCGACTACTGGCTGGAAAAAGACTCGTGGCAGCTCTTGGAATGGTGCGATCACGTCGAAAGCATCCTTTCGTTCGCCTCGTTTTTTGAAGACGAGAGTGTTCAGAAGTGGAATACCGGTTGCAGACGGTTGAAG